CTTAGGAATTGTAAATCCATTCTTAGAAAATGTTCAATCACAAAGTGGATTGAGTGCATTCAGAGTAGTAATGGATGAAACGAATAATACACCTGATACAATTGATAGAAATCAATTAGTCGGACAATTATTCTTACAACCTACAAGAACTGCTGAGTTTATTGTGTTAGACTTTACAATACAACCTACAGGTGCTGCATTTCCTGAATAATAGTTAGTTAAATAAACTAAAGAAAAGGGATTTATAGAAATATAAGTCCCTTTTTTTTATATTTGTTGATATTTATATATGAATTAATATATTTTAACTGGAGAAAAAATATGCCAGAGTTATTAGAACCTCAAGATATAATGTTTACACCTTTTGAGCCAAAACTCAAAAATAGATTTATTATGAATATTGATGGAATTAATGCGTATTTGATTAAAACTATCAATAGACCTCAATTAGAATCCGATGAAGTTGTCTTAGAACATATGAATGTAACAAGATATGTTAAGGGTAAATCGAGATGGCAACCATTAGACATAACTTTATATGATCCAATTGTACCAAGTGCATCTCAACAAGTGATGGAGTGGGTAAGGTTACATCACGAGTCAGTGACTGGTAGAGACGGATACTCTGATTTCTATAAGAAAGATATAACTTTCAATGTATTAGGTCCTGTGGGTGATGTTGTTGAAGAGTGGGAACTAAAAGGTGCGTACATTCAATCAGCTAATTTTGGTGATATGGATTTTGCAACTAGTGATCCTGTTGAAATAACACTTACATTAAAGTATGATTACGCAATACTTAAATTCTAATAATTAAAACTGAAATATGAAATAAAAAACCCTTAATAAAAAGTTAAGGGTTTTTTTATATTATATATATTTATATATGGAGTTTAAAATGAAAACAACATTTGAAGAAATAATAGAAGTAGTTTTAGAACACGAAGGTGGTTATGTAAATGATCCACATGACAGAGGTGGGGAAACTAAATATGGAATTACTAAAAAATTCTATCCCAATGTGGACATCAAAAATCTTACAAAAGAACAAGCAAAAAAGATATATCACCAAGACTATTGGAGGCCGGCTAAATGTGATGAAGTCCCAAAACATTTACGACATATTTATTTTGACATGTGTGTAAACTTTGGTAGAGGTGGAGCTGTCAAAGTATTACAACAGGCTGCAAATGCTAAAAATAGAGATAAAATAGAGGTTGATGGTGGTATAGGACCAGCAACAATAAAAGCAATACAAAATGTAGAACTTGAAAGAGTTAGAGCCTATCGTGTGTTACGATTCGCTAATTTAGTTATAAAGAAACCAGAACAAGAGAGATTTTGGTTTGGTTGGTACAAAAGAGCAACGGAGGTATAAATTATGTCAGAACATAAATTTCCAAGTGAAGTTATAGATTTACCAAGTGAGGGGAGACTTTATTCAAAAGATCATCCTTGTTCCAATGGTAAAATAGAAATAAAATACATGACTGCAAAAGAAGAAGATATTCTTACATCACAAAATCTTATTAAAAAGGGTGTTGTAATTGATACACTTATAAATTCATTAATAATAACTGAGGGTGTAACATCAAACGATTTACTTATAGGTGATAAAAATGCTGTAATGGTTGCAGCTAGAATATTAGCATATGGACCTGAATATGTTTGTGAAATTAAAGATCCAAATACAGGAAATGATATTACACAAACTTTTAACTTAGCTGATTGTCCATTTAAAAAATTACCAGAAGGTATCAAAGAAAATAAATTTGAGGTAGAACTACCTGTTTCAAAAAGTAAAGTCGTGTTTAAATTATTAACAGGACTAGAAGAAAAAAATATTGAAGATGAATTAAATTCACAAAAGAAAATTGGATCAGATATAGTTCCAGAGTTAACTACAAGATTGAGACATTGTATTACATCAGTCGATGGTGATGATTCACAATCTACAATAAATAGTTTTTCAGTTAATATTTTAGCCAGAGATTCAATGCATCTAAGAAAACAAATATCAAAAGTTTCACCTGATATTGAGTTAACACAACAAGTTGATATAGGAGGACAGCCCGTCAAGGTAGATATACCGATGACGGTTGGGTTTTTTTGGCCTTCAACCGAAGGATAAACCAAATCTTCATAAACAAATATTTCAATTAATGTATCATGGAAACGGATTTACACACTCTGATGTATATGACATGCCTATATATCTGAGAAATTTCTATTATAAAGAATTAGTCGATGTTCGTAAAAAAGAAAATGACGAAATACAAAAATATAATCAAAAATCAAGAGTTTCAAAACCAACAATCAATCCAAGATTTAAAAGATAATTTTTAACATATTTGATATTTATATATGAATACATACATCTAATTAGGAGAGGAATGTGTCAAAGAAAAAATCATATATGGATATTGATAATATCTTATCAGAAAATTTTTTAAAAAAAATTCGTGATAAAATAGCTAGTAAATTAGCTGTTCGTAACATCAAAAAAGATAGACAAATCAAAAAAAATATAGATAATTTGAATCAAGAAATTAAAGATTTGTGGGATGATTTTAACGAATGGGCTAAAAAAGATGATCCTGATTACACACCATACAAACCTAAAAAAGTAACCATCGATGACTTCATAGGATAAAATAATGGCAAATCAAAATCTAATAGATAGACTAAACTTAGAACGAGAAATAACCGAATTAACTCGTGAACGAAGTAATATTTCAAAACAAGCTGAAAAAGATATGCAAAATAGAGCATCTCTTTTACAAAAAATTGTTAGTGCTGAGGGTGATAATGTAAAACTTGGTCATGCTCAAAAAGATTTACAGAAAAAGTCAACTGAATATGCAAAAAAAGGACACACAATACAAGCTAACAAATATAAACAATTAGCTAAAACCGTAACAAAACAAATTCAACAAAACAAACAGGCTGAAGCAGAAGCAAAAGTTAGAAAAAAACTACATGATGAAACAGTAAAACAGGCCACAGCTGTAAACGATATGGCCAAAGGATTAGCTGGAGTAGTAGGATTGGGTGGTGGATTAATGGCTATATTTTCAAAATTTAATGCTATGACAAAAACCATTGGTAAAAACTTTGGTGCTTTGGGAATGACTAATCAACAGTTTAAGAATGATATGCTGGAAGCTGGAGCAAATGCTGCTCTATTGGGACAAAACATAGAAGATGTAGCCAACATACAAAAAGATTTAACAGATAACTTTGGATTTGGAAGAGACGAATCAGTTGCTATGGCTCAAGGTATAATGGATACCTCAATGGCACTTGGGTTAAGTAATCAAGAGGGAACTAAATTATTAGGTTCATTGACTCAAATAGCTGGAATGTCATTTGACACGGCTCAAAACTTCTCTAAACAAGTTGCATTATTAGCGGATGCTGAGGGAGTATCACCAACCACTGTAATGAGAGACATAGCAAATTCATCAGAGTCTATTGCTAAATTTAGTGGTATGAACACCGATAGTCTAGCTAAAGCAGCTATTCAAGCTACAAAGTTAGGAACAACTTTAGATACAGTTGCTGCGTCTATGGAAGGTATGTTAAATTTCCAAGACTCATTAAATAAAGAAGTTGAAGCTCAGATTTTATTAGGTAGAGATATTAATTTACAAAAAGTCAGAGAGTTAGCCCTAGCTGGAGACGTTGAAGCCTTTGCAGTTGAATTGACAAAACAAGTCGGTAGTCAGGCTGAATTTGAACAAATGAATGTGATACAGAGAAGAGCATTATCTTCAGCACTTGGCATAAGTGTTGAACAAATGGCTAAAATGGTTAGGAATCAAGATAAAGTTAGAAGTATTGGAGATGCGATTGCTGAACAAGAGGGTTTAGAAGGAATGATTGGTAGAGAAGCTATGGACAACATGGCCAAGATTATAACTGATTTACAAAGGGTAGGTGCTGAATTAGTTATTTCAATAGGTCCTACAGTTGCTAGTATAGCTAGTGGAATAGCTAAATTTACACAAGGATTACATGAAAGTAAAGTGGTAATACCCTTAGTAACAGGACTAATGGGATTAATGTTAGGAAAGAGTATAATGAATTTTGCATTTTCTGTTGCAACAGCTTTAGGTAAACAAGCTGCTTTCATGGGTCCACTTGGAATAGGATTACTCTTAGGTATACCTGCTATCGTTGGTGGGTTAGTAGGTACATTAAAACAAGTTGGTGACTTGGCTATTAATCCAAATGGAGGTCCAATCGTTGCATCACCTCAAATGGGTGGGGTATTTCAAGGTAAAAGAGGAGATGGATTGTCAATGGGCCCACAGTTTGGTGTAAATGGTGGAGTTCAATTTTCAACTCAAAAAATAGAAAGAATAAATTCAGAGACAAATGAAAAAATGGACAGACTCATATCAAATATGGAAAGTTATTTTGGGGTTGGTGGATCAGCACCAAGAAGTATTGGAAGTGCTGTTGGTTCAAAAATAGAAAGAGCTTAATTGGAGATATAAATGGGATTAGAGAATTTAAAAAGTGTATTTTCTAACATAGTCACAAATAGGACACAAAGTGATATTACTTCATTCAGCACTGAACTTGATGATATACGACCTATCTCCATTAATAGTATATCGACCCTTGATAGTAGTTTTGATAATTTATCACTTATACCAGTAATAGATATAAACTCATCAAAATTAGCTGATTTACCTATACCTCAACCTCTTCCAAATTTAGATGGTCTTGGTTTAACTCCACTAACTGATAGTGGTGCATCTTGGGAAATGTTGTATAACAATGACCATTCACCAAAAGAGATATCTAATCCAAATCCAACTAATCCACTTGAACCATATTTATATGGTAGTAGTGTTAGTAGACAAAATTTAAATATAAGGGGAGTATCATCAAGAAGATCTTCGTTGAGTAATCCGTCAAGATCAGATGAACCATATATAATTCATGGTATTCCAACTATGGATAATCAAATAGGGGGCACAGGCAGAGCTAAAAATTCAGGAGGTCGCTCAATTCCTTTAGTTAGATCTTTAACTGATACTTTAAGAATAACTCAATTTTTATCTTCACCTGCGGGTATATCATTTATAGCGAAACAAAATGCATTAGGAATTGTTGGTTCAAGTTCAGAGTCACCATCTGTAAATGATCCTGATTCTCGAATAACTATATCACCACAAAGGTTTGGTGCTCTATATAATCCACTCTCAACATTACATGCAGTTGGTGGTGGAACATTAGTTGGTGAAAATTCTAGAATCAATGGATATGGTATTCCTGATTATTTGGTAAGAAGAGATTATCAAATTGGAGACCTCCAAGGTTTAGATGTAGGTGGGTTATTTACAATTAATCAACAAGGATCATATGATAAAACTGTTAGAAATAGAAATTTACATTCCACATTCGGTGGTTATAATCAGTTTTCTAGTAACATAAGTAGTAGACTTGTTGATACTTCTACTAATTTTCCAGTAGCTGCGGGGCAAAAATTTATAAATAAAAACACCACCAAAAGAGCTGGTGATAAAATGACACTGATGGAATATGGTGTTAAAAGTGATGGAAGGTATAAGGATAAGTTAGAAGATGCACATCCAAATGACAGTCAAGCAATAGAGTCACCTAAAAATGGGATGCCATTTTACATAAAGGATTTAAGAGATGGGGCTTTTGTATTTTTTAGAGCTTACTTGGATGGGATAAATGAAAACATCAGTCCAAGTTGGAGTGAATCAAATTACATCGGTAGAAGTGAACCTGTATATGTTTATGAAAGAACATCTAGAGATATAGCCTTTAATTTAACTATATTTGCTCAAACACAGGATGAATTAGACTCAATTTATAAAAAAATGAATCGTTTAACATCTATGTGTTATCCTGAGTACATGGAAGATGAAAGTTTTACATCTCCAAACATAATTAAAATGAAACCACCTTTAACTAAACTAAGATTGGGTGATTTATATGGAAGAAAAGATAATGAATTAACAGGATTTTTGAAAAGTATTTCTTATACAGTTCCTGAATCATCACCTTGGGAAACTAAACAAAACAAAAGAGTTCCAAAGTATATTGTGGCTTCAATTTCATATCAAGTTATTCACGGTAAAGTTCCCCAACTTAAAAACAACGAAAAAGACTATGAATTTTATGGTTTTACTGGAGGTAGTTAGATGGGTAGATATGATCAAACAAAAATAAATAAAAAAAATAAAAAAAATTATTACTCTACAACCATATATGAAAAAGTTCCTGAAAGAAATGATGATATGTATTTTATATCTCAAGAGGGTGATAGATGTGATAATTTAGCAGTTAGGTTTTATGGTAATCCAAATTTGTGGTGGTATATAGCTAGGGTGAATGATTTAAAAACAAATAATATTCCAGCTGGAATATCTTTGAGAATACCACTATCTCCAGAAAAAGCTCAAGGATCATAAAATGATTAATAGAAGGTTATTTGGTGCCGATATTGACACAAAAGTTAAAAAAATACTTGAAGCTAGACAAAAAGCTTCCTCTGAAACTCGTGATCCTAACGAGGAAATTATACCATCAGATTATCCAGATGACAGAAATTCTTATTATAAATATAATGAATTACATAAAAATCAATTTAATGGAGAACTTGACTTATCCTCACGAACACCATTTGTTAGAATGTGGACTGCCATTGAATTATTTCAATCCGCGGATATAATTGAAGATTTAGCTAAATTTGATCCTAATATTAGACCAACAGACGATGTTGCATTTTCAACTAATGAATCGTGGGTAGGTTTATCGTATAAGGATAAGACTGAATATATGGCATTAAGAGCAAAAGATTTTGCAGCCGAATATCCAGATTCAAGGGTGGTCGAGATAGATGGTGTGTTTTATGTAAAGGAAAAAGATCCTGAAAGGGCATTGCAAGAAAAAACATTTGCTAGAAAAATATATAAGGTTGGAAACCACACTTTAAATTATTCAACAAATCAAAATCCAAATGAGTCTTTATCCATGACCAATAATGTTCAGGATCCAGATATGGCCGTGTCTGATGAAACAGGAACTGAATTAGTTCCAGAACAAGTTCAAGGAGTTTTTCCTCAAGAACAAAAATCAAACGAATTTTTAAAACCACCATCAGGTATTTTATCTGTAAGTTCAGATACTGAAGGAACTCTTGGAGTTACTAAAAGCACCACAGTAAATTTTATAGTTCATAATTTTAATGATTTTGATAAAATTTATAATAGATATTTTTTAAAACCAGGAGCACAAATATTTGTTGATTTTGGTTGGGATGTATCCTCAATGTATGATCCAGAAGATTTATTAGATAGTGGTGACATAACATCATATCTGTATGGTGAGAAAGAAAAAGGTGATAGATATGAGGGTTATGTTACGAAAAATAGAGGAATGGTTGAAGTTGTAGAGGGAATAGTTACTGATTATGAATCAAAGATAACGGAGAACGGTAGTGTTGAGTGTAGTTTAACAATAATATCAAAAAATAATGCTTTGTTATCATCTAAGTTTGAAAAAGAATCTTTTACAGCTCACATCACAGATATCATAAATCACGGAGTAAAATATTTAGCAATAGATCCTCTATTGAAAGAAATCAGAGAACAAGTTGCAGAAGAGGATTCGGAGATAGGAGAAACTGTTCTTGCTGAAATGGATGAATATGGAAATTATACATATTTTAGTGAAGTGAGTTATCTCAGTGATACAGTTCAATTGAGGGACATTCCAAATGAAGATACGTCAACAAATGATCTACAACAATTTAATGAAAATATAAATATACTTGCTGAAAAATATTTAAGTGGAAAAAATTTAACTCCATTTGACAATAGTATTAGGACAGGTGTATTTATAAATAAATTGATTTCTTCCGAAATATTTTTATCAATGGGATTTATAGAGGATTTGATTATAAATTCACAATTTGGATTCGGTGATGGGAATACAGGAATAAATCAAGGGAGTAATTTATCAATAAGGATAGACTCATCTAATTCATTTACAACTTATAGTTCTGATTTTTATAATAGACAGAAATTATTAGATGGTGTTTCTTCTGAGAGCAGACCACTTTTTATATACCCCAAGTGGTGGGGTGATGCTGACCCTGATTTTGGAGTTAGTGGTCTTAGACCTCAAGATGTAACTGAGGGAGGTTCTTACACTTTTCAACAAAATAAAATTCCCTCTCAAGCTCCTCCTGAAGATTTATCTAAAAGTATATCGGCATACCCATCAGCTCAGGATGAGGATTACGAGTCGATGACAGAATATGATAAAAGACCTGGAATTGAGAGAATACCAATTAGAGAAGTTTTTATAAACGCTCAAGTGATAATAGATTCAATTGCAGATAGTAAAGATGGAACATTAAAAAGTATGATAGAGTCTATGCTTGAAAAAATCAATAAAGATTCTTACGGTGTATTTGATTGGAAAGTAAAAACAGGAGTCACAGATTCGGAAATTTCAATTGTTGACATGAATCTGATTGATGTTCAGCAAAAAATAAATATGAGTGGAAAAGTTAATGAAGAGGAGAATGAAGCATTTTCAAACCTATTTATGTTTAATATAATGTCAGAAAATTCTATTGTAAAGGGCTATGATGTAAAATTATCAGTTCCAGGTGGTGATGTGGGTAGTATGTATGCAATTCAAGGATTAACTCATGGTAGTAAGATATTTCCAATCAATGACAATATTGATAGAGCTGTGGCTTTATCTGCACTGGACACTGATAACTTATCTTATAGATATCAACCAGCAACTTCAGAATATAGAGCCAGACAGATGGCAGCATCGACTAACAAAAATGCAACCTTAGTTGATGTATATCAAAGTGCAAGAAATTTGTTAGACAATAATACTTACGATGTGACAGCGGTAAGAAATTATTCATCAACTAATGACATTAAAACAAGTCTTTATCTTGATAATTTAAAAGAGGATGACTCACCAAATCCAGACTCAACTGAGGAATCTGAAACTGAACAACAGAAAATGGAGAATCAATGGAATGATATGATTGATAAAAATATTAGAATTGCTCAAGCTCAAGGAAAAAGAGTTGTAAATAACTTTTCAGATTATTATTCGGAAAGAACTAAAGTTGAAACTATAGTTAAAAGAGCAAATCCATTACCATTAACATTAACATTAACTATTTATGGAATATCTTCATTGGTACCGGGTGATATTTTTAGGGTAAATTATTTACCTCAAATATATAAAGATAATGTGTATTTTCAAGTTATTAAAGTTAGTCATAGTATAGGTTCTGATGGTTGGTATACGACATTGGAAACTCAATTTAGAATAAAACCTGAAGTAAAAAAAATTCAATACTCTAATGTGATAACTAATAAACATACTATATTATCTCCAAGAATTTTATTGGATTTGGGTTTAGAGGAGCACTGGCAACATGTGGGTCCCACCATGAGGGGAACTGTTTATTGGCCCACAAACAAGTTTCAACGAAATCTATCTTTTTTAGGTCTTATTGCAAATATGTCAGATATAAGTGTCAAGAGTGATGGATCAAAGTTTTCTTACATAGAAAAGGTTTTAAATTTTACTTGGATGGGTAAAGATATGGCAAAATATTCTGACTCAACATATGGAGGAGGAATAAAAACAACTGCAGGTACTGATGAAGTATATGCGGGACAACAGCCTTATAGAATAAAAGATGATTCACCAATGAAGGTACTAAATACTACAAAAATGCGTTTTCAGGGTGGATATGGAATTCCATATGGAAATTATGAAACATCAGTCAATCCAAACGGATCTCCTGCAGGAATGGTGAAACCTAGTGCTTATGACCAAATGCCAGGAAAAATATCTGTTCAAGGATACACGAAACCTCTTCCTGAATTTCAAAGAGAAAGATTATTTGAATTTGAACTTAAATATGGAAAAAATTATAATTTAGTCATACAAAAAAATTGGTTTGCTATTATAGATTCAGCAATTAATTTAAACGCTATGGATTTCAATATTAGTATCGAGAGACAGTATATAAATGACGCAAATTGGTCAGAATATGATTATTTTGATTATTAAAAAGCTTGTTTTTTAACATAAAAGGTTATATATTGTAGTATGATTTATATTGCTATACCCATATATTCAGACCCATTCTTACATCCACTGCATAAGAATAACAAGTTGTCGCTACTTTACATTAGAGAAATTCATGGAAACGATGTGGATAATTGGGATTCATCAAAGAGTTATATCTTACCCCAAAAACATCCAGATTCCAATCAATATATGGTTGATTATTCATTTCTAATGAATGATAAACAGATTGTTATGACACCTGATGCTAAAAAACTATTACCAATATTGCCTGAATATAGATGTATTTTTGATGTAAATATTGGACATTGGTGGTTACATGGAAAACCTTTAGACTTGGAAGTGAGAAACAATGCAATGGATTTTTTGAGTAATAAATACTACAATGTAAAAAAACTTAATGAAATCATACCAATAAGCAAACACAAAGAGTATTGTGATGAGGTTTCAGATAAGATACTAG